ATAATCCCATAAATGTTTTGAAGCTAGGCAGGGTCAACAATTCTAATGAAAAAGTTGTTGATCTGAAAAAACGCGATGTCGATGTGTGGGTCATACATGAGGATCAAAAATTTGACGATATGACCGTTGACCAGATGCTTGTTGTTTTAGCGGTCTACGCCAATCAAACTTTTGACTTCAATGTGACAGGGCTCCTTGAACGACCTCAATTGCTTCGATACAGTGAGGGTAGTAAAGGTTATGATTGGCACTTAGACATCGGCACTGGAGATGCAAGCACTCGCAAAATTAGCTTATCCATAATTTTGAATAACGATTATGAGGGTGGTGAATTAGCCTTTTTCTCAGAGGGCAGTCAGATGATGAAAGCCGACTCAGGCGTCGCTGTGGCCTTCCCATCATTTTTGCCTCACAAGGTCATGCCTGTGACAAAAGGTGAAAGATGGTCACTGGTCGCTTGGTTTGCTGGAGAGCCGTTTAGATGATAACGTCTAATTTTCGCAAAAAAACTAAAAAAAAGAAAAAACCTAAACAATACAAAAATAAAGAGCATCTTGATTTCATACATCATCACGACTGTTGTTTGAGACAATGCAAAGACTGTTTTGGGCCTGTCCAAGCGCACCATCTATTGAAGCCTTGGGATGGCGTCAGAGGCATGGGCATGAAATCGTCTGACAAAAACGTCGTGCCACTATGTTTGCGCCACCACATCATGCTTCATAAAAGAGGCAATGAGTCCAGTTTTTTCGCTCAAATGACAGGTGACCCAGACTTTGGGCGCAAAATTTCAGAGGCAATTTGGGACAGAAGTCCATTCAAGGAGAATGAAAATGATTAGTGAAAAAGAGGTCGAACAGGCCGTTGACTATCTGCGTGACACAGCTGAGCAAGCCGCAAAATGCAAAGCTGAACGTATTTATTTGGAAGAATTTCGAAAATCATTAAAGGCCATAATAATGAAAGAATCAGTCGATGCCACTGTTTCTGCTCAAGAGCGCGAAGCATACGCTGATCCACGATATATCGCCCACTTAGAAACGATGCGCATGGCGATATCAGCAGACGAAAAAATCAGGTTTATGAGAGTGGCGGCAGAAGCTAAGATAGAGGCTTGGCGTAGCATGAATGCAAATTACAGAGCTATGAAAATATGATTCTTTGCCCAAAGTGCAAATCACCTGACTCCAAGGTCGTCAACAGTAGGCCTAATAAACCTTTGGGCGTGAAACGCAAACGTGTCTGTGACAAGTGCCAAAACGGCTACTGGACGCTTGAAATGATATTTACCCCCCAACCCCCCAAGAAAAAGGCTAAACCGCCTCCTAGACCCCTTAAACGTCGATTAACACCAAGAAACAAACCAGCCCGACCTAAACCTGAGCCCGTGTTGCCAGATTTCCAAAATATGACAGATGATGAGATAGAAGAATATTTTTATGCTGATGAGTAAATTTATGCATCTTTTTCGAACATCAGTCCAGCAAGGGTTATCAGCCTATCTTTTTCTCGCATACCTTTTTCAGTGACCCGCAACTTTTCGTCGACACGCTCTACAAATTCGTCGTCCAACAGACTATCCAGAATGAAGTCATAAGGGTCGCGCCCTGACAAAACCGCGATCAAGCCACCTAGCCTGACGTTTTGAACATTTGACAGACCTGTGCGACTTTTTTTGCTAGGCATTACTTTCTAAAACCTTTGATGCCGCGTATTCCAAAACTCGCACCTATGGAAGCGTACATTGCCCACTGGAACCACTCTGGTGTGCGAGAGAGAGCCGCAAAACCATCTTCGACGTAGGGCTGAAGAGGGGGTATGAAGCACATGGCAATTATTGTGATAAACAAAATGGTCCATGCTTCGTCCTTCCAGCTATTGTCAGACGCCTGTGCCATTATCTTTTCCCAGCCAGCCTCATGTGTCGCGGCAACCTTCATAACTTCCGCTTCCGCTTCAGCTTTTGCTTGCGCGACTCTTCCCTTTGCCTTGGTTTGTTCGACCTTTGACTCCATCCAAGAGCCTGCTAAATTAGCGATTGGTCCTATCAATGCCTGTATCATTCTTCCTCAATAATCTCCATAATTTCGCCAGCCTCAAGTCGAACCTTGAGCTGTTTGCATGACCACTTTTTATCAAAGTCAGCGGTGTGTCCAACATTGCGTTTTATCTTACGACGTATGTTTAGGCATTCAGACAGATTTTTGTAAGGGGTGTATTCCACACGCTCCTCACCAATCATCAACAATAGAACAAAAGTCATCTCAATCATTCTTGATTCGTCAACCTTTCTATATTGTCTTCAATCTTGGTTAAACGTCTGTCATAAAATTCCAAAACCAGCTTTTGTTGCTGGTCGTGTGGGGCGTTGCCTGATTCTATGCTTTCTGCCAGTTTCTCCAACTCACCAGCCAAATGCTCAATCATCATGAATTGTTCAGAGTCTGCGGGCAAACTACCCATTTCGCCCCGTGGCCATTTTATCCGAAACTCCGTATTCATGCCCAAATCTGTTTCCATCAAAATCAATTTATTTTCGATGGTGTTCAGACGTTCTATAACGCCGAAATATGCCCAAGTTCCAACAGTTGCGGCGATCAACAAAGCGATCAAATTGCGGATGGGCATTGCCAGTTCTGTGTTGTCGCTCAACTTAGCCATTATTCAACGCCCATGACTTGCGATAGCCCAAACACCTCCAAAATCATAAATGTGAAAAACAACAACAAAATCCCGCCAGCTATCAATTTTCCGCTGAAATTTGTTGAGCCAATTTTTATCGCGACAAATTCATTACCTAAGATACGCAATATGAGCTCAAAGCTGTTTTCTCCGACGTTTAAATCCAGTAACTTTTTTTTATTTTCTTCTGCCATTTCACTCTTGTGGTAAACAATGTGCCATCAAACGATAATATTGGTTTTGATAGTTTGCTTTCCACATCTCCTCACTAATCAAGTACTCGCATTGCGCCTGTGTCATCGCTTGCTGTAAAATTATTTCATTTCCAATAAACTGCCACTCGACCCCTGTGAAACCCCACATTGTGATAGCCAGCACATACGCCAACTCGACCGTGTGGTGTATCTCAGTCATCCGTTATGATCACCCATTTTACATCACCTTGCTTGGCTGTGAAATTTCCCTGGCTTTGCCAATCAATTTTGTAGGCAATCTGTTTTTGCACTTGATCATCCACGACAACATCTGGCTTGGTGAAATGCTGATGAGCTAAACCCAATGCTAATAAAATCAGAACATTTTCCATCAGATGATCCCCCTGATTGTTCTCAAATCATCTAAATTCTTTTCTTTTTTACCGCCATCATATGGCCACGCAAAACCTCGACTAACCATCTCTTCATTTATGTTTGTCACGCCGCACCAAATCTCACCTAACATGCGTCCATATTTTCCATCCTTTTCTGTGCGCACCCAAAGATTTTCACAATCCTTCATGCGCCTCTCAAGAAAATCTTTGGCATCGAGGCCAAGCTCTTTTTCTTCCAAATCGCGTGTTCTAGACTCAGGCGTATCGATGCCAACCAGCCTGACCCGCTCTTTTTTAGTCAATCCAAATCCAAGGTCGATGATGATGTCGACTGTGTCGCCGTCGATGACTTTAGACACCTCTTTTATCTTGTATTCATACATCAGAAATCCGTACTATCTTCACCTGTCCTAATCATATTTGCGACACGCTCACTCCGTGCGCCTACCTGTTTTGCGTACTTACTATCAAGCAATTCATCGGCGGCGGCATGGTAATCTCGCCTTTGTAAGCCATCAAGCATTTTGACAAAGCCATGCAAACGAGGCAAACCCATATTGAAAGCCAAGTCAGCTAATGCCCTTTGCCTAACTTCATCGAGGTCGCGCCACCAAGATAAACCATTATCCAGTTCATTTTCTACAATTTGAATATCATTAGCCAACAGATAGTCTATCTCATCCTCTGATAGCCCACGGTCAACCAGATTTCGTCCAACACCGATTGTCTCGATGCCAAGGTGGTCTTTATACACCTTGCCCTTTACGCCCTCGTGGAAGCGCATCTGTTTGATAAATCTGTTTTTGTTCATTTGTCTGCCTTTGTCTCTAATCTGTCAAAAATTTTTGCCAGCATATCTTTGATGTCGCGTATGTCCTCCCTATAATCATCGCGCCGCACATAGGTTTCTGGCAACAGACTTGCCCAACTTTCAACCCTTGTACTAAGGTTCGTGATTCTGTCCCATATGGTTTTAATAAAGAACCCTACCAAAAACGTGCCGACATACCACACTACGTTTGACAATGTTATTTCTTCCATCACAAAGCCTCTGTGCAGGAAAAAGTGATGCCATATCTGGATACTTCGTTCGTGTCCCAACCCAAGTCTGGACTGTCCATTCGAAAAACGCCCTGCGCTTCTGTGTAATCGACCGCCGCATCATCAGACGCGGCAACCTTTATAGCGGGTTCAATATTGACGCTTACGACCCCAGAGCTATTTGAGCTTGCATTATCAACAATCATATACAGCTTTGCAGTCCCCGCCGTGCCTATCTGTATGTAGTCACCCGCCTTGAAAATATTCGTCATGTTTGCATTGTTTGACTGCAAAGAAATAGTATTTAAGCCCACTGTGATTGCGCCATCTAAAGTGACAGTTGTGGTTGCTCCACCCTGAATGGTTTTGGCATCAGGATCGCCTAACAAAAAAGTGCCTTTTCTGCCATGCAGTTTCATCATGAATGCCTCCCAGTTTGCGGCTTGTTCACGCATCATCGGCGGCAAAGATAAAGTTGCAGTCCAAAGAGCATAGCCATAATCGAAGACTTGCTGTTGCCCTGTAAATGGCGATTCTGACATAGCTGTGGCACGTTTGAGCGTCCAACGCGCTTTTGAAAACGCTGGCGCACTGGGCAGAGTGAGTGGGTACGACGGCGCGGCCATTATCCAAACGCCTTTGATATTGCATTGCCACGTTTTTTTCCATCTATCATTGCACTGATGGTCTCCGATTTTATTCTTGGAATCATGCTCATAACCTCTGCCCTGACAGTTTGCGCAACCCCTGTTGTCACGTTTATCGTTTGATTAACCACTGGTTGCTGTCCCCCCCCAAGCATATTCATTGTATCATGGTTGTTGCGAATAACCCCTGAACTATTTGGGATAAATAACTCAGGTCCGCGCTCTCCAACCATAACAGGCCCTCCGCTTGCTCTAGCGGGTATCTTGCCGCCTCCTGCAAAAAACGGTATAGAGGCCGTAGGCAAAGCGTTTGCGCCAGTTAGATTGAATGCGGAGTTCATTATTTTATTTATGACCATTAGTTCGATAGCTTTTGAAATCATCGTTTTTACAAAATTCCCAAAGACGTCTTTTAGAGCAGACATATTCAACTCCCCGCTCATTAACATGTCCGCAAAAGCGTCTGAGAATCCCTGTGACATTGTTTGAACTGCACTTCTCATAGCTTGGAACATTGGGTCAAGTGCCTGAAGTTGTTCTTCTAATCTCTGTTTTGCGGCCTTCAGTTCATCAGAGCTAAAAGCCGCATTATTCATCTGCTGGGTAACAGCCGCAAGTGACTCATTGAGCGCGTCCTCCTCTGTTTTGAGGCTTTCGACCGCGCTTTTGGCTAATGCTAATGACTCATTACGCTTATCTGCGATTTCTTGTTGTCTTTGTCTCGCGGCAACCAACTTTTCTATGGCTGTTACTTGCTCACCTATCAGACCGACGTTTAGAAAATCTCTCTCTTTTTCATCTTTTGGCTTTGCAAGAGTTCCGCCACTGATGTTGGATAAACCTCCAGCTTTCGCCAACTCATC